TATTATATAACCCAATAATGAATAGAGGAGCACAATGATTACAGAACCACGTTGGAAGTCGTTAATTGTAGAAACAACTAGTCCAATATTTACACCAGAACAATGTCAGTTAATTATCAATGCAGGTCGATCTGAACCACAAGAGATGGGTCAAGTAGGAGGTGGTGCAAATGGAACAGTTGATACTAAAACTAGAACATCACACATTAGTTGGATACCTTTTAATAAATTGCCTGAAATGTATAAAACATTAGAAACTATAATGAAGAAAACAAATGGTAATCATTTTGGTTTTGAAGGAATGCAAATAACAGAACCAGCACAATATACAGAATATCCTGCAGGTGGATTTTATGATTGGCATATAGATTCAGATGTTAATTGTGTAAATGAACCACCAGTACGTAAAATATCTATGACATGTTTATTATCACATGAATCTGAATTTGAAGGTGGTGGACTTGAATTAATGTCAGATGGTAAGATTGCAAGACCTAAACAAGGTCAAGCTATTTTCTTTGCAAGTTATATAAGACATAGAGTTATACCTATTACTAAAGGAACAAGAAAATCACTTGTTATGTGGTTTGGGGGAACACCATTTAAATGAACCGAGAATTATATTTTGCAACACCAGTCTATGTTAAAGATGTTGGATCTCAAGAATTTAACAATCAATTAGAACAAAACATTGTAAATTGGTCTAAACAAGATAAAGGTGTACAAAGAACTAATATGAATGGTTGGCATAGTGAAACAAATATGCATGAAAGACCAGAGTATAAAATGTTAGTTGATATGTTATATGAAGCACAAGCATTTATTTATAAAGATGAATTATTAGACAATGAACCATATCTTGGAAATATGTGGGCCAATATCAATCCACCTGGTGGATATAATAGACCACACACCCATCCTAATTCATTATGGTCTGGAGTGTATTACGTTAAAGCTCCTATTAATAGTGGACATTTAAAAGTAGAAGATCCTAAACCTTCTATTTTAATATCAAGACCAAGACGTAAACAAGGAGAACTTCCAAGACATTTGTGGAATGAAGTACACTTTGAACCGATAGCTGGAAGACTTATAATGTTTCCATCATGGTTAAATCATTGTGTGGATCCTAATCAATCTAATGATATAAGGATATCAGTATCATTTAATTTTTTACAGAGAGGAATGTTCGTATGAAAGTTCATAAAGATAAAATTATATTTAGAGAAAAATTTTTAAACACAGAAGAAGGTAAAATGAAACAAACTGAAAATGAAGGTTGGAAAAAATTAAAAGAAGATATAGAAAATAATGGTATTATTAATCCTTTAATATGTACTGAAAAAGATGGTAAATATAGATTATGTATAGGTATGAGAAGATTTATTGCAGGACTAATGCTTGGAATAGATGAATATGAAATAGAAATTGTACCTGACGAAGAAGTGAAAACATTAATAAATGCAAAAAATAAATATAAAACTAAACATAAAGACGGAACGAATATAACATTATGAGTTTTCAACAAAACAAATATCAAGTAATTAAAAAAGCAGTTTCTTATGAACTTGCTAACTTTGTATTTAATTATTTTTTACTAAAACGAGATGCAGTAAAGTATATGTATAGCAATAATCTTATTGCTGAAAATGGTTTGTTTGGTACTTGGAAAGATCAACAGGTTCCAAATGTATATTCTCATTATGCAGACTTTGCTATGGAAGCATTATTAATGAAAGTAATGCCTATTATGAAAAAAGAAACTAATTTAGATTTGATACCTACGTACTCGTACGCGCGCGTGTACGAGAAAGGATCTGTATTAGCTAAACATAAAGATAGACCGTCTTGTGAGATATCTACAACATTAAATCTAGGTGGAGATCCTTGGGCCATCTATTTAGAAGGAATTAAAGTGGATCTTGAACCTGGTGATATGTTAGTTTATTCAGGTTGTGAATTAGAACATTGGCGAGAAGAGTTTACAGGAAACATTTGTGCTCAAGTTTTCTTGCATTATAACCATGTAAATGGACAGTTTGCAGATTCTAATTTATATGATAAAAGACCTTTACTAGGAATACCACCGTTAAGAAAATAGTATAAATCAACGAATTTGGTGGTATAAGAATGCTTTATGCCATTACAAAAGATACAATTTAAACCTGGATTCAATAAACAACAAACCGCAACCGGAGCTGAAGGGCAATGGATTGATGGAGATAATGTTAGGTTTAGGTATGGTGAACCACAGAAAATAGGTGGTTGGGAAGAGTTAGTTAATAAAACTCTCGCAGGTCCCGCGCGCGATCAACACAGTTGGACAGCTTTAGATGGTAATAGATATGCAGCTATTGGTACTTCTAAATTATTAGTTATCTATTACGAAGGAGATTTTTACGATATTACGCCTCTTGGAACTGCACTAACTTCTTGCACTTATACATCAACAACGGGATCGGCAACAGTTACAATCAATAAAGCAGCACATGGTTTAGAGGTTGGTGATTATATTATCTTTACAAGTGTTACAACTCCAGGTTCTCCTACAACAAGTTATACATCTGCAGATTTTACAACAAATGTTTTTGAAGTTAAAACAGTTTTAAGTTCAGCAACTTTTACAGTTACAATGCCAAGTGTTGAAGGTGGAACAGGTGTTACTGCAGGAGGCACTATTACTACAAATCCTTACGTTAGAATTGGTCCTACATTTCAAACTCCAGCATATGGATATGGTACAGGATATTGGGGTGGATCAAATCCAACGTCCGTTACAAATCAATTAAATGGAGCAATAGATAATATTGTTACCACTATTACTGTTGATGATACAACAGGGTTCCCCGCTGCTGGAATAATAGATATAGGCACTGAATTAATTACTTATACGGCTAAAACAGCAACAGATTTTACAGGTTGTGTTAGAGGAACAAATGGTACAACTGCTGCATTTCATGCAGATAATGCAATCGTAACGAATGCAACTTTATGGACAGGTTGGGGTATACAATCAAATACTACAAATACAGTACTCGCTCCCGGATCCTGGTCACTTGATAACTTTGGACAAATTCTAGTTGCAACAATTAAGAATGGTAAAACATTTACTTGGAGTCCAACAGGAGCAGCGCCTCTTACTATTAGAGCAACGGTAGTATCTGGTGCACCAACGGCTTCTGTTATGAGCATTGTATCAGATAGAGATAGACATTTATTTTTAATGGGAACAGAGACAACCATTGGAGATTCAACTTCACAAGATCCAATGTTTATAAGATTTTCAAATCAAGAAGATATTAACACTTATAATCCAACAGTAACTAATACTGCAGGAACATTTAGACTAGATACGGGTAATCAAATTATTGGTGCTATACAAGGTAAAGATTATATCTTTGTACTTACGGATGTTGCAGCTTATGTTATTCAATTTGTTGGCCCTCCATTTACATTCTCTGTAAGACAAGTTGGAACAAACTGTGGATGTATTGGTCAACATGCTATGGTATTTGCACAAGGCGCTGTATTTTGGATTGGCTTTGGTGGTGGATTTTTTGTCTATGATGGAACCGTTAAACAATTACCATCACTTGTTGAAGACTTTGTATTTACAACAACAGATGATAATTTAGGATTTAATTATGATGCAAGTCAAATAACTTCTGCATTTCATAATTCATTATATAATGAAGTAGGTTGGTTTTATGCAAGTGCCAAAACTTCAGCAACGACATCAACTCCTTCTACACAGATAAATAGAAATGTAGTTTATAACTATCTTGAAAACACTTGGACTACAGGATCATTATCAAGAACAACTTATGAAGATGCGGTGTCTTTTGATTTACCTTATGCGACAGAATTTTATTCAACTAACACTCCAACGTTTCCAACAATTAATGGTGTAACAAATACTTATGGAGCAACTAAATATTGGGAACATGAAACGGGTGTTAATGAAGTTTCTTTCTTAGGAGTTGAAACCGCAATTACTTCTTTTGTTCAATCTGGTGATTACGATATATCAGAACAAGGTTTAGGTGGAGATGGTCAATTGATAATGCGTGTTAAAAGATTTATTCCAGACTTTAAAAATTTAGAAGGTAATGCAAAAATAACTTTATTCTTTAGAGATTATCCGGCCAATGCTAATTCAACTCCTTCAACAACACCACCAACTATTACAGGACCATTTACAATTACATCATCAACTGATAAAGTAGACACACGTGTGAGAGGAAGACAAGTAAGTTTAAAAATAGAAAATGATGCTGTTGATGAAACTTGGAGATACGGAACTTTAAGATTAGACATTGAAGCAGGAGGAAGAAGATAATGGCAAAGATAACAGCATATGTACCTGAACCAACACCAGAGTATGATGTTTCTAATCAAAGACAAATTTTAGAATCAATTAACACACTCAAAGATCAATTAAATTTTTCTTTTCAAAAAGATTTAAAAGATGAACTAGAAGCATTTAGTTGGTTTATATTTAGTGGACCAAAGGACTAATGGCTATCAATTATAAAAATCAAGGTTACGATTTAACCACAACTAATTTAACAACCGTGTTAAATATTAACACATCAAGTGTTGCAATTTTAAAAGAAATAGCTGTAGCTAATGATCATAATGCTGCAGTGCAAGTTGATTATTTTTTTCATGATGCATCTACCTCAACAGATTATAAATTTTATCATACTAAAGTTGCAGCAAATTCTCATGATAATGCAGTTCATAATGCTTTAGTATTAGAAGAAGGAGACTATTTACAATTTCAATCAGATAATGCTGGTAAAATATCTGGACAAATATCTTACGCTCTGTTAACAAGGACTGGAGAAAATGGATAATTTAAATAAGACAGAAGAATTTATAAAAAGTAAAAAGACTGGAAAGATATATCAAACAATGGAAGACTTTCTAAAAGAAAACAATATAGAAGATTTACAAAAAGATGTGTCTATAACAATATCAAAAGGACTAGATTTATTTCAGAAAGTAATGAACAAAAAATGAATCCAAGAGGCGGAACGGAACTTCAAATGGAGTTTCTAGAAAGATATGCAGATAAAAAGTTATTAGATCAGGTACAAATTTGCACTTCTATTCCTGGAAAAATTCCATTACATCCAACAAAAATTAACATCCTTTGGCAACAAAATTCATACGATCAAGCAAATATACATCCTTGGTTCAAGGATAAAAGCAATCATGATAAATATGATTGGTATGTATTTAACTCTCATTGGTGTTATGAAAAGTTTAGAATTGCATTTGATATTCCAACGCATAAATCTTTAGTTATTAAAAACGCATTTGATAAAATAGAACCTAGAAATTTAGATTATAAAAAAGGTGATCCTATCAAATTAATATATACTTCAACGCCGTGGCGAGGTTTAAACGTATTACTTGCGGCCATGCAATTGGTTGAAAATCCATTAATTCATTTAGATGTTTATTCTTCAACACAAATATATGGAGATGGTTTTAAATCAGCTAATGATGATAAGTTTAAAGATTTATATGATCAAGCAACTAAAATTCCTAATGTAACTTACATAGGTTATAAACCTAATGAATTTATTAAAGACAATTTAAAAAACTATCAAATGTTTGCTTATCCTAATATTTGGGAAGAAACATCTTGTATTGCAGCAATAGAAGCAATGGCTGCAGGTCTATATACAGTGGTTACTGATTATGGTGCTCTATATGAAACTTGTACAGATTTTGCAGTCTATACTCCTTATGAAAAAGATTTTGTAAAATTAGCTAAAACATTTGCATCAGTTATTGAAACCGTTGCAACTCATTTACATGATGATCATATTAAAGAACATTTACAATTACAGATAGATTACATGAATCGATTTTATTCATGGGAGAAGCGAGCTAAAACTTGGAATAGATTTTTAGAAGGGATAGTCAATGCAAGACTCAAGTAGACCTATCTGGCTTAAAAAAATAAAAAGTCAAAATGAATTAACTGCTCATATGGGTCACCCTACAACTAGATTGTATGTAGCAACTCCTGTGCACAGTGAATGCTCTATTCATTACACACAAGCATTATTAAAACTTCAACAAGTATGTATGATGAATAATATCATGATTTCTTTTTCATTATTAAAATCATCTTTAGTTACACAAGGTAGAAATTTATGTGTAGCTAATTTTTTAAATGATCTTAATAACTATACTCACTTATTATTTATAGATTCCGATATTGATTTTAATCATGATACAATTTTAAAATTATTAAAATTTGATAAAGAAGTAATCTCTGTTCCTTATCCAATGAAAACTATTAGTTGGGAACAAATTTGGGAAAAAATACAGTTAGGAGTTATAAAAAATAAAGATGATTTAATGAAAGCCGGTCATACCTTTCCAATAAAAATGGATAACGTAATGAAATCAGATACAAAAGAAATTACTATTGTAGGTGGAATTATAGAAGCCTCGCACGTGCCCGCGGGATGTTTATTAATTAAAAGACAAGTATTTGAAAAAATGATAAAAGCTTATCCTGAAGATGTTATAGATCAACCTACCTTTTTAAATGGAGAAGTTAAATCTAGTACAAATATGTATAATTTTTTTGATACCATTCATGATAAAGTAAGTAAAAAATACTATGGTGAAGATTTTGGTTTCTGTAAAAAATGGACAGAAATAGGTGGTAAATGTTATGCTTACATTGAAGATAACATATCTCATGTAGGAGAATATCAATACAAAGGTAGATTATTAGACAACTTACAAATGTCTAAAACCGTTGACGATACCGATAAAAACAAGTAAAGTGTACGTTTTCAGGACTCTGTGCCTGCCTTATTAACTATTAAATTATGACAATATCGCGAGCACAAATGAATAGACAATTATATCAAATGGGTGGAATGGGAACATTACCAATGGATTTTGGCCAACCCTTACAAGTTTCTCAACCGATGATGAATCCATCTTTTGCACCAATGCAATCGATGTCTAATCCAATGGCAAATTATGGACAGACTCCATTAATGATGGCACGAGGTGGTATTGCAAGTTTAGTAGATCGTGAAAAATATGGACTAGGTAGTAAACTTAAAAGATTTGTAAGAAAAATAATACCCAATGAGTTATCAGAACTTGCAGTTAAGGCTGCTCCATTTGTTGCACCTTTTAATCCCTTACTTGCAGCAGGTATGGCAGGTATTGGTGGTTTTGATCAAACGGGAAGAATAGGACAATCTTTAAAAAGTGCTGCATTAACTTATGGTGCAGGACAACTTGGAAGATATGTTGGTGGAGCAGGATTTCAAGAAGGAATTGATCCATTTGCAGGTTATAGTTCATCAGGAAGTTTTGGTGGTTTAGGAAGTTTGTTTACAAGTCCAATAGGAACACAAACAGGATTACAATTAGGTCAATATGAAATTTTTGGTGGACCTGGTTCCGAACAATTTAAATTAAATCAAAATGCTATTACACCACAACAAACTTATTTAGGTGGGGATACAGTAAAAACTATTCCTGTTGAAACTGGACCAGTGTCTACTACTCCTGTTGAAACATTTAATCCTACAGATGTATATGACCCAAATATAGATTATTCTGGTGCCGGGACACGTTATGCTGATCCAGCACCTTTACCGCCTGTAAAAGAACAAGGATATGTTGATCTAATTAAAAAAGCAGGATCACTTGAAGATATACCATTATCAGAAAGATTTGGAGCTGTTAAAGATATAGGTTCAAAAGCTTTACAAGACGTTCTTTATAAACCAATGATAAATCCTAAAACAGGAGTAACAACTTATATACTTGATAAAAACGTGGTTGGTTCTATTGCAATTGGAGCTTACAGTTATTATGATGCTTTACAAAAATTAAAAGATGCAGGTGACCCTGAACCAGAAAAAACATTAACTGAAGAAGAATATCAAAGATTAAGAGTTGATCCACAAAAAGAAAAATATAAAGACACATTAAAAGAAGAAGCTTTTGGAATAAGAAAAGCCAAAGGTGGTAGAATTACCGATAGAAAAAATTACTTTTTAGGAAAAATGGTTTCAGCAACATCTGTAGCACAACCAGGAGAAACTATGAGTCAAGGTGGAGGTAGTGGACTTGGTGGAATGATAGCAAAATTAATACAGAGAAATCCTGAAATGTTTAGAAGAGTAATGAATCCACCTAGATTAATGGCGTCCTCAAGGACAGACTTTATAGATACCGATGGAAACGGAATCGATGACAGAGAAGAAGCTGCAGGCGGTGGATTAATGGGCGAAGGAGTTTTAAGTATTAAATTAACTCCAGCACAAGCCATGGCTATGGGTGGTAGAATTGGATATCAAATGGGTGGATTAGGATCAATGGATCCCTTGTTAGCTTTGCAAAGATCCCCATTCGATCAATATGGTTTTAGTGATCCTGTTATTTCAGCATTAACAGGAAATGTATTTACATCAGGTCAAAGATTTAGAGATGTAACTGATTTATCTTCGGGACCAGACATTCAAAGAGCACAATCGTTAGGATATTCTCAACCAGAAATACAAGAATTAGGTCTTCAAAGAGATATGTTGGCAAGTTATAGAAGGGCTTTATCCGAAGCATCTCTTGGCTCAACTTTTCAAGCTAACCCAGAAAAAACAGCTCTTGATTTAGCAAATAGTTTAAGACAAATGTATATGAACCCACAACAAGCACAAATTCAACAACAACCTATTCAACAACAAGTAGTAACTCAACAACAAACTCAACAACCACAAATGTCTTATAATGAAATGCAAAAAGCAGATTATGCTAGAAGAATGGGAGCGTTGGAAGACAAATTTGCAAGACAAGGAACTTCAGCCACACAATATATTCAAGATATGACTAATCTTTTAGCTCAAATGAAAACTTCTGGTGGAGTAGATCCATTAGGAGCAATGCAATCTAAATATTATACAGAATCAGGTGGAGGAAGTGTTTCTGAAGGTTCTCCAAGAGGAATAGATGCTAGATTTATTATTAATAGAGCTCAAAAAGCTGAACAAGATGCAGCGGCTCGTGTAACACCTAAAAAAGCTAATGGTGGTAGAATTAATTATTTTATGGGTAGTGAAATACCTGTTAGACAAAATCAAGGTGGAATAACAGAATTAGATTTAAGAGCAAAAGGTGGATACATTCCAGTTGGTATTAAAGAAAAAGCAGATGATGTTCCTGCTATGTTAAGTAGAAATGAATTTGTATTTACTGCAGATGCTGTAAGAGGAGCAGGTGGTGGAAACATTAACAAGGGTGCTCAAAAGATGTATAAGTTAATGAAGTCTTTAGAGAAAAAAGTTAAAAAAATGAAAAAGGTAGCATAATGGCAGAGACAACAACGATATCACGTCCGGCTCCGTATTTAGAAGCAGCAGGTCAATCATATTTAGATCTATTAACTAAAAGAGTAGGACAAGCTCCAACACCTCAAGAGCTTGCAGCAATGTCTCCACAGATTGCTGGACAAGGTCAATTTACTCAAGCGGCTCAACAAGCTGCTGCAAGACAAGCAGGACTTGGTGCTTTAACTTTTGATCCTACAACTGGAGCAGTTACACAAGTAGGAGCAGGAACCGGTATTGCAGGTTTTGAACCTTTCTTACAACAGGCTGCTGCATATTCAGGACCAGGTGCATATCAACAATTTATGTCTCCTTATCAACAAGATGTTATTGACACTACACTTGCTGAATTTGACAGACAAAGACAAATTCAAGCGCAAGCTATACCAGCGTCAGCTATACAAGCAGGTGCATTTGGTGGAGGACGAGAAGGTGTTCAAAGAGCAGAGTTTGGCGCTTTAAGTGATAGAAACAGAGCAGCACTACAATCACAATTATTACAACAAGGATTTGGTCAAGCACAACAAGCTGCTCAATTAGGTTTTGCTCAACAACAACAACTTGCAACGTTACAACCAACATTAGCAGGTCAACAGATTCAACAGTTAGGTGGAATAGGAACACAAAATTTAGCTTATCAACAAGCACTATTAGATGCACAAAGACAATCTGCACAATTTGCTTATCAAGAACCTTTTACAAGATTACAAACTTTAGGATCAGGAATTGGTGGTTTATTAGCTGGATATCCTCAACCAGGATTTCAACAAACTAGTGCACCTCCACAACAACAAGTTAGTCCATTGAGTCAAGCTTTATCCGCAGCAGCAGGAGCTTACGGCCTTGGTTCATTATTTGGTAAATAGAAATGTATAACATATTTAAAAGACCCATGTTTAAGTTAGGTGGTCAAGCGGACCAAGGAACAGGGATCATGTCTACTGTTGAACCTAAACAAACAATGAGACAAAATCCATATACAGGTTATGCTATTGGTGGAAGAATTGGTTATGCAAATGGACCAGGACCCTTTGGAATAACACCACCTATTCCTCCAGTGGCAGGACAAACAGGTTTTACACCTTCTTCAAGACTTCAAGATAGATTTCAAAGATTTAAAGATATGCCTACTTATATACCATTTAAAGAAACAATAGACTTAGATAATATTTTAATACAAGAAGGCATTATAACCGAAGATACTCCTATATTAGAGAGACTTAAAGCTAGAGAATTATATAAAACAAGAGGAACACAAGGTACAACAGAAAAAGGTATTGGAAGTACCAGAGAGGATTTAGCTTTTGCAACTGGATTAGGAGAATCAAAAATTACTCCACCTCCACCAAAAAAAAATTCTGAGTTTGTGGAAACTGATACAAGTAAGCCCTTCAATCTTTTAGATGAGGTAAGAAAAGAATCTGGAGAATTAAGAGAATTATTAGGAAAAGATGATAATTTAACAGCCGAAGGTGCTTTAATTTTGTCTGAAGCTCTTGGAACACCAGGAACTATTGCACAAAAAATACAAAAAGGACTTAAAGCTGCTGTGCCTTTAGCAAGATCAAGAAAAGAACAAGACAAGGCTATAACTCTTACTGCATATAAACTTGCAAAAGAAAAAGAACAACAACAAATTAGAGCAGGAACTTTACCAACTTCTATAAGAGAAGCTGAATACATAGCAAAATCATTAAAAAAAAGTGGAGATCCAAAATATGCTAACATGACCATTCAACAAATAATGAATGAAAATATTAAAGCAGCCAGACCTATGTCTCCGGAATCTAAAGCTAGAACTGAAGTTTTATTAGCGGATAGACAAATTATAAGAGATACAACCGATAAATTATTAAAAGCAAAAAGTGATTTAGAAAAATTAGATCCTGTTAAAGATAAAGTTAAATATGATAAAACAAAAGAATTGTATGATAAGAGTTTTAGAGAGTTTAACAGAGATTATTTATCTGCGCCTGAATTTAAATCATTATATGAAGGTATTTATAATATATTTGCTCCACAAATGACTTCAAGAACTATGAAAGTTGAAGGTGGATTAACTGAAGACGAAAAAGAACCAGATGTAGTAACATCAAATGTTGATTTTGGTGGAACAACAACACCTATAAAACCAGTTGAAAAATTAGATTATGCTACTTTAAGAGATAGATTACCAAAAGAAATAAATGATCAAGTGGTTCAATTACTGGCTTCTAGTGAACAAGCATTACAGGATTTTGCATATATAACTAGTCAAAACGATGTAAATAATTTTAATGTAAAATACGGAGTTAATTTAATAATACCTCCAGCTCAACAAACATCATAGGAGTATCCATGGTTGAAAGGTTTGGAGAATTTGGTATTTACCAAAGAGATAAAGATCAAGAAATTATAAGACCAAAAGGTGGTGACGCAGGTGTAATTGACTATGCACTAGATGTACCTATTGGAATATACTCTGGACTGAGCAAAGCTGTTCAAGGGTTATTACAACTGGGTGCAATGCCTGTTGATTATTTAGCCAACACTAATTTACTTTCTGGAATAGAAAATATTTTTAACAAAATAACTCCTGAAACGAAAACTGGATTAGGAGAAATTACTTCTGTTATTACTCAATTTGGTGTTCCAGGTGGTGCAGCATTAAAAATTGCAAGTGGAATATCTAAGTTAAAAGGTATTAGCACCATGACCGAATTATCTTCGCTCAGTAATGTTGGTAAAGGTATAGAATTAACCAAACGTGCTGGTTACTTTGGAACTATTGGTGGTATTACAGATTTTGCAGTTTCTACTCCTGAAAAACTAGGTACTTTATCAGATGTATTAGGGGTAACTGAACAAACTGATTTTGAAGGACTTTCTGGACAAGAAAGAGCTTTAGAAACAATAAAGAGTAAAATAAAATTTGGAGCAGAAGGAGCTACTCTTGGAGCTGGTATTGCTCTTGCACCGACCGCACTTTCATTAGGAACACGATATGGACTTATTCCAGCGGCTAAAGCTATTGGAACTGTTGGTGGAGTAGTTGGAAAAGTAATTGACGTACCTTTAACAGCGGGATTAAATGCTATTGTAGGTAAAGAAAGCAAAAGTGTTTTACAAGAAGCTATTATTACTGGTGGGGTATTAAAAGATAAAGCATTAACTAAAATAGGAGCAAAAAGAGCAACGGGTGAATTAACGGCTGAGGGTAGACCTATTTTTGAAAGTGTAGATTGGAGACATCCTGTGGATGATACTTTTTTAAGTAAGGCTAAAAGAGGAGTAGTTTTATTTGCAGATCAATTTAAATCAAGCAGAGGTATTGGATCATTAAGAGATATTCAAATAGGTGCTGAAACCATAAGAGCAGGAGAACAAAAAACATTAACTAAAATAGGTCAAAATATTCAAGATGTACAAAATAAAATTATTAATAATTTTAAAGTTAAATTTACTAAAGACGGTGACTCTATGTTAGCTCTTCAATTAGAGAACGATAAAATAGGTCAAATTTTAGGTTCAAAAGATATTGATGAAATAAAAGAAGTAATCAGAACTCTTCCTAAAGATATAAGAAGAGATGTAATAAGATATAAAAAATTAATTGATGGTTCACAACAAAAATTTGATATATTTGCCGAGGGAGTAGATGTAGCAAAAGAAGCTGCTTTAGATTGGAATAGTTATTCTAAACAAAGATTTGCATCGCTTAATAATAAAGATTTTAAATTTAATCCATTACTTGATGAGAATGCAAAAAAAGAATTTAAAAAAATAACTTTAGAAAATAAAGAATTAGTAAAAGGTTTTGAAGAAAAAGTTAAAACTTTAAATAAAAAAGATGTAACATTAAATTCATTAATTGAAGAAAATGTAAATAAGGAGTTATTAAATTTTAAACAAATTACTATTAATAGTAATTTTTCTCCAGAAACTTTTTATAAAAAATTAACTGGAGAAGGAAAAAGAGCTTATCAATGGCAAGGTTTAAAACCTGGTCAAGATATGCCTGATGCTATCCGTAGATTGCTTACAGTTGAAGAGGGTAGAACAGCAGGGGAATTAATAAAAAGAGAAGCAAAAGATGTAACTGGTAAAGTTATAGATAAAGACGTTGCTACTTTTAATTCTTTAAACGCTGGTTTAGATATTGTTTTAAAACAATCGGAACAAATTTATAATAAAAAAGCTTTTGATGCTATGCTTAAAGAAGGTTTAGAAAATGGTTTAATTTTTGATCCAACAAGAGCAGCTTTAAAAGGAATTAATATAGATAGTTTAACTAGATTTTCTTCATTAAAATCTTTAGCTGATGGACCTAAACAAAGTGCAGTAACATTATCTGGAGCTACATCTGATTTATTTACAGGTAATTATTATGCTGCTCCTGAAATTGCAAATGCAATAGCAGGTGTAAAAGAAGCAACTTCTAAATTATATAATATTTGGGGTTATAAGGGTTTGATGACTTTAAAATCAGCGGCTCAAATTTCTAAAACTATTTTATCTCCCATGACTCAAATTAGAAACTTTACCACAGCAGCTATGTTTCCATTAGCAAGTGGTTTAATTGGAGGAAGAGTTGGCTTTAGAGATGCTTGGAGATTAACAGGTGATGATATTTTTTTTGGAGCAAAAACAGATTTAGAGAAAATAGGACGAATAGAAAATTTAATAAATAGAGGAGTGATTGATCAAAACGTAAATTTAAATGAAATAAAAAGAGTTTTAGATAATGCAAAAAGTGGAAAAACCACTTTTACCAGTTTAATGAATAGTAAACCAATGCAAAGACTAACTGACATTTATCAAGGCTCTGATAACTATTGGAAAATTTATTCGGATAATTTTTATCAAGGGGCTTTAAGCACTGCATTTGGATCTCCTTTAGTTGCAATGAAACAAGGATTAGATCCCAAGTTTAATAAAAGAAGTATTGATGAATTAATTAAACAAGGAGTTTCAAAAGAAAAAGCACCTTTACTTGCTTTTAAAAATCAAAATGAAGCAAATATTTTTAATAGTATAGAAGAATGGTTTCAAACTGTAGCAGGTAAAAAATTTAATCGTATTGATCCTTTAACGGGATCTATAAAAACACCTTTACAAGCAGTAGAAGAAGCTTCTGCTTATTTAGTTACTAATACAATACCTACTTATAGTAAGGTTCCTAAAATAATAGATAATGTTAGAAATTTACCTCTTGGTAATTTCGTAGCATTTCCAGCTGAAATATTAAGAACTAGTTCAAATATATTTGCCATTGGAGTTAAAGAACTTACAAGTACTAATCCATTTATAAGACAGATGGGAGCTCGTAGATTAATTGGACTATCCACAGTATTAGGAGGAGCAGGATATACAATTAAAAAAGGAGCTCAATATGTAACAGGTGTAACAGATGATGAAATGGATGCTTTTCAAAGATCTTTTGCTGCACAGTATCAAAGAAATTCTACACTAATACCTGTAACATCAACTGATGAAAATGGTAATTTTAAATTTTATAATTTCTCTTACACTAATCCTTATGATGCTTTAGTAACTCCAGTGAATGGAGTATTAGGAGCTTTTTCAGAAGGTAGATTAAAAGGAGATAATGCAACCAATATTATTATAAATTCATTATTTGGAGGAGCTGTTGATCCTTCTCAAAGAAAAGGAGCTATTACTGAATTTTTATCTCCCTTTGTAACTGAATCCATTGGTACTGAAAGAGCTGTAGATGTAACAGTTCGAGGTGGAAGAGATTCTAGGGGTAAATTAATTTATGATTCAAAAATAGATTCAATTGATGTTATAATATCTAAATCATTTAATCATCTTTTGGGTGGACTAACTCCAGGTGCTGTTACTTCTGCTCAAAAAATTTGGCAAGGTGTTACTGGTGAATTTACAGATTATGGAACACAAAGAGATGCGGTAGATGAATTTGTTGCCTTGGCTTCTGGTGTTAGAGTTGAAGAAGCTAAACCATTAGCAAGTGTGCCTTTTATTGTTACATCTTTTAACAAGGACAAACAAGGTATAAGAAGTAGATTTGCTGAAACAGCATATTCAGCAGCTACTACTCCAGAAGAAAAATTAGCTGCTTATAAAGATTTTATAATAAACACTTATAATTCTCAAAATAAAATGTCTACTGTATTAGAAGATGCTAAAACTTTAGGTGTAGATACGAGTAAGCTTAGAGGATTATTAGAACAAAGATTAACAAAAACAGAAACTCAAAATTTATTAAGTAAAAAATTTAAAATACCTACTTACAGTGAAGAAGCTTTTTCATCTGTTATTAAACGTTTAGAAAACACTGATCCATTTCAAGCAGCTAAAGTTTCTGAACAAAATAAAGTTGTTCAATCTATTTTTAGAGATATACAAAGAAAATTATTTAATTTTCCATTGGGAGCTCCAACCGATATATTGGATGGTTATATTGAACAGTTATTGACTCCTGGTGTTGAACAAACTCGAGAACTTATTAGAAATAGAATACCACCAAGTTCTCCTGGACCAGTTAATGTACAACCAAGAACTGAATTACCTTCTCAAATAACAGGAGCTCCTGTAAGTGCTGAAATATTAACATCTCCGCAAGTACAACAGTTTGCTGGTGGTAATTTAGGTCAAAGATATAATCTATTACCTACTTCGGTTGAGAGATCAGAATTTTTAGATAGGATAGTATAATGGCAAACGGTAAAGAACCAAAGACAACAGGTGAACATATTGTAGCTCTTTATGGCCATATAACTGGCGTAAAAAGAGATTTAAAAGAGCTTCGAGAAGAGTCTTCACAGATGCATCAGAAGTTTGAAAATAAATTTGATAAACTAACTTGGTGGATTATTGGAGGATTAGGATCAACCATAGCACTTCTACTCACACTAGCTTTTAATTTAATAAAATAAACTATTGCAATACTTTCAAAAAGTTATATTACGCATTAATGAATAATAAATTATTAGTTCACAAACATTTAATTATAAGAGCAGAAGCGGTAAGTCCACCTATGAACGAGGAGTTTCTTAGGCGTTGGTTAGAAAAATTTATTTCAGATATTGGAATGAAAGTAATGATGGGTCCCTATGTAAAGTATTCAGAAATGAAAGGCAATCGTGGAATTACCGGTGCAGCAATTATAGAAACATCACACATCGTTATGCATGTATGGGATGAACCAAATCCAGCATTATTACAATTTGATGTTTACTCTTGTGGAGAATTTGATCCAGAACAAATATGTGAAAAGATAAAAAGAGATTTTACTACAACAAAAATTGAATATAAATTTTTAGATAGAGAACACGATTTAAAAGAAATACACACAATTAGTTTTAACCACCAAGAACATCATAAATATGATGAATTAGGTTATTGAAATTTTAAAATAAATCATTATATATTCATCAGACTGCATCATGTGGATGGGTCAATTAACTTGCTTAACAAAGGAGATAATTATGACAAACCTAGAAGTTTTCAATAATTTAAGCAAACAAATGTTCAATGAATCAACAAAATTTTTTGATGATGCTTTTGAAAATATTTTTGACACGTGGTCAAAAGTACAATCATTTCCATTCTATAACGTAGTAAAATACTCAAAAGGTAAATACGGATTAGAAATTGGTTTAGCTGGATACAATAAAGAAAATACACTTGTAGAAGTTAAAGATGGTATCTTAACAATAGAAGGAAAAGTAGAAGATAAAAATGTGGACTATGTTAAAAAAGGTCTAGCATTTAGACAATTCTTCAAACAGTTTCAATTAGCTAAAGATGTAATAATTGATGAAGCTGAAATGAAAGATGGCTTATTAAAAATTAAACTTGGCTTCAAAGAACCAAAAGAAGTTGAAGGTATCAAAGTAGATATTAAATAATGTTCCCTTACAACGAGGAGGAGTGGAAATTTATATCCACTCCTTCAACTCTTCACCCATAATTTGAGAAGCAATATTTATTTTTTTGCGAAGAGCTTTTACGATTTTTTCATCTACTGTGTCCTCCGCCATAATATCTACATAGGTCATTTTTCTAACCTGACCATGTCTATTAATTCTAGCTTCCGATTGAGTTCTTTTTTCCAAATCATAACCATTAGAATAATAAACCATCGTATTAGCTTCAGTTAATGTAATTCCATAACCACCTGTTTGAGGAGTACCAATTAAAAATTTAACCTTACTATTAGGGTCCTGCAATAATTTAATATTATTTTGTCTTTCACTTTGTGGAGTGTCTCCATAATAAGTGACATAAGAGTCTTTACCAAATTCTTTTTCGACAGCTTTAATAATAGCATTTATATCATATCTATAGTGAGCCCATATGACTGCTTTGTTTTCAACTTCTCTTAATATATCAATTAAGGCATCTAATCTTTCATTCTTAATTTCTTTAATAGAACCATCATCGGCAGTAAAATGGCCACAAGTTATTTGATGTAATCTCATTAATTGAACAAGCGCTGTTGCTGTTGTCATGACTTTACCATCCATAGCTGCAAGAGCTATTTGTTTCATAGAGTCATATATTTTCTTTTGTTCTTTAGATAACTGTATAATTCTTTTTGTATAAACATAATCTGGTAAATCTAAACAATCTTCTTTTAAAACTCTGTATGAAAACGGTTCAAGTTTTTTAGATAGTTCATCAAGATTACGATAGCCAACAACTAATTGAATAGATCGTCCACCAAAGTTAGCAGTCTTTAATACTGCATAACGAGTCCTAAAAGCATAATAAGAAGTATAATCCAATAAACAAGGATCAAGAAACTCACACTGTTTATATAAATCTAATGGAGATTTAGTAACAGGAGATCCAGTTAGTATTCTTCTATATTTAGCTTGCCTACCTAAATTAACAATTGACTTAGTTCTAATAGCATCTGGATTTTTAATAGTAGTTGATTCGTCTATAGCCATTAAAGTTTTATGACAACTTAAAAATGTTTCAGCAAATGACACACCATTTTTAGTAGATAAGGCTTCTACATTCATAATTAATATATGAAGTTCATGTCCTGATTCAAATAAAGGATCCGCTTCTAATGAAACTATTTTACCACCTTTTATAAAAGAGGATTTCCATAAAACCTTTTTAAATTCTATATGTTTGGGTAAATGAGTTGGAATTTCTATGTCATTCCAAGTTTGATAAACACCTTTGGGAGCTATAATTAAAGCACCATCAATCTTACCCTTATCATAAAGCATTGCAATATTATCAATAAGAACCTTTGATTTGCCGGTTCCCATCTCCATAAAATAAGCAAATACTTCCTTATTCCATGACTTTTCTAAAGCAGTTATTTGATGCGCATAGGGTTTAGTTTTAAACTTATAATTCATGTATTTAACTCTTTATCTTTCTATAAAAAGGAATTATAACATACTTATTATTAACTTGTCAAATACGAAAGTATGGAAAATACTGTTTACGTTATACAGGAATTACCGGGTACCAGGTCAGGCCAACCAAAATTTAATATTATGGGGGCACAGAAATTTGGTAAATTAAAAACATTATTACCCGAATATTCACAAATTATATTAAGTCCAGGACCATTGGTTGCAAAATTAAGGTCTTTATTAAAAGATTATACACCAAAAGATTATTTACTACTTACAGGCGATCCTGCCATAATTGGTGTAGCTTGTTCTATAGCATCCGATATCACAAATGGTAGATATAATGTGTTAAAATGGGATAGACAGGAACAAACGTATTATTCTATTGAAATCAATCTCTATGAGAAAGGAAACATTGAATCCTAGATATTGACATAATATTTAAATTAGTATATACTTTTATTAATGAAGTATAATAGAAAGAAAGTAAACAACAAACAGAAAGAAAAAAATGCAAAATATAAACTTTGAACAAGATCAAACAGAATCATTATTACAAATTAATGATGCTAAAGTTTTATCCGATCAGGTAGTTAAATTAAAAAATCTTGAAGATAAAATTTTACAAGCAGAAGATAATTTAAAAAAATTAAAAGAAGAAGCAGATGTTCTATCAGGGGAAGTTATTCCTACGATGATGACTGAAATGAATATCTCAACATTGAAATTAGCAGATGGTACCGCTGTAGAAGTGAAACCCATCTACGGTGCTTCAATTTCCGCTGAAAGGAAAGAAGAGGCATTTAACTGGCTTCGTGAAAACGGTCTAGGTGACCTTATTAAAAATGAGGTTACTGTCTCCTTTGGCCGCAACGAAGATAACAAGGCAATTGCTTATGCAAACCTTGCAGCAGAGAATGGATTTCAACCCGCCCAGAAATTAAAGGTTGAACCCATGACTCTCAAAGCATTGGTCAGAGAGCGTATCGAAGCTGGGAAAGATATGCCCTCTGATCTATTTAACGTGTTCGCAGGAAACCGAACCAAAATAATAAGGAAATAAACATGAACAAAGCACAAAGCACAATGGACCAAGGAATAAAAAAGTCCAACGCAGTGTCTGAGAAAGCGACTGCGGGAGCTTTAGCTGTTAGCTTCTTTGAAGAAGATGCAGATAAAGGTCTAAGTAATATGGGTCATGAAGACCTAGCATTACCTTTTCTTAAAATACTAGGACAACTATCTCCAGAAGTTAATAAGAGAGATGGTAAATATGTTCAAGGCGCTGAGCCTGGAATGATTTACAACTCTGTAACAGGAGAGTTGTTTGATGGTGAAAAAGGAATTGATGTCTTACCTTGTCATTACAAATTAGAATATATTGAATGGCAAGATAGAGGTGAAGGTTCCGGTGCTCCAGTAGGAATACACCCATCATCAAGTGATATATTAACAAAAACAAAAAGAGATGCTTCTTTTAAAGATAGATTACCAAGTGGTAACTATGTTGAAAAAACTGCAAGTCATTTCTTAATTGTTTGTGGTCAAACTCCAACGACTGCTCTATTAGCAATGAAATCTACTCAATTAAAAATTAGTAGAAAATGGAATAGTATGATGGCAAGTATTAAGATGAAAGGTAAAAATGGATTATTTACACCGGCATCTTTTAGCCACATTTATAAGTTAAGAACTGTTCAACAGTCTAACGACAAAGGAACTTGGTTTGGTTGGGAAGTTAGCAAAGTGGGTCCTGTAGAGGATTCTTCTTTGTATCAACAAGCTAAAGCCTTTGCTGAGAGTGTTTCAAGAGGAGACATTAAAGTAAAGCATGGTGAGCCTAACGGATCTGAAAAAACGTCTGAAGCACACTTTTAATGAGAAATCGGGGCAAGATAATACTTGCCCCAAACAAATAGGGCACAATGGAGAAAGAGTTTGCAGAGATATTTAGCGGACTAAAAAGAAATTTTGGTATTGCTTATTTAGATGAGTTTACCATTGATGAAAAGACAGGTAAGAAAAAACCAAAAAAATATGGTTGGTCTTTTAAAGAAATAACTGACAAACACTATTCAGATCATATAAAAGGCAAAACATCTATTGGTATTCAACCTTGTGATGATGATGGTATGGCAAGTTTTGGTGCCATAGATATTGATGATACAGAACATAGTTATGCAAATTTTCCATATAAAAAATATTTAGATATTATAAAAGAAAACAATCTTCCATTAATTCCAGTTAAATCAAAGAGTGGTGGTTTACATTTATATTTATTTTTAAAAGAAAAAACTAAAGCAGTGTTTTTAAGAAATTTTTTAGAAAACTTATTGTTTACATTAAAACTAAAACCTAGCACAGAGATATATCCTAAACAAACTGAACTTGGATTTGATGAAGAAAAAAAAGAATGGTCTAATGGTCAGTATATAAATCTTCCTTACTTTAATGAGAATGAAAGAGTTGCGATTAACTATGATGGAACCCAATTTACATTAGAACAATTTATTAAAGTAGTTAATCATAATAAAAAAACAAAAGAAGAATTAGAAGAGTTTTCGCTTGCCCTTGTGAAAACTGTCTTACAAGGAGGTCCTGAGGAATTTAATGATGGCCCTCCTTGTTTACAGATTTTATCAAAAAATAAGTTATCAGATGGTAGAGATAGATGGCTATATAACTACATGGTGTTTGCAAAGAAAAAATACGAAGATAATTGGCAAAACGTTGTTAAAGCAGCTCCACAAAAATATTTTATAAAAGATTCTAATGGTGTCATATTAGATGAATGGGGATCAGAAAAAAAAATAATAGATAAAATTAAATCATGGAGAAAAGACAGTACAAAAGGATATACGTGCAATCAAGAACCTATTGTTAATTTTTGTATGAAATTAGAATGTCTTAAAAGAAAATATGGTGTTGGATCTGATAGGACAAGAATGTTTCCGCCATTGTCTAATTTAGTAAAAATAAATTATCCAGAACCCGAATATACTTTCAATGTTGAATTACCTGAAAGTAAAGGAAGCAAAGCAGTTAGGGCTAAGGATATAAAACAAATAAAAGATCAAGAAGAATTAAGAGCTTTAATAATGAAGACTGCAAATATTTTTGTAGCAAAAGTAAAAGGAGATGATTTTGAAAATGTTATTGCTAAACTATTTCCTCCAATAGAAATACATCAACCACCTAAAGGAACTACTCCTGATGAATTATTACATGAGTATCTTCAAGAATATGTTAATGGACCCAAGGCAAAATCATATGCTTCTTTTAAATCAGGCGCTGTATTAATAGAGGATGGATATGCATACTTTAAGTTTGCAAACTTTTTTAATACTTTAAAAAACAAAGAATGGAAAGAGGGTAAGGAAAGAACAGCTCAAAGAATAAAAGAAAGATATAAAGCAGAGTATGGAATTAAAAAAAGATTTCCTAAACTAAATAATGAGAGTGCTAACTACGAGGCAATAGAGGTTGTAAAAGTAAATTTAAATGTAAAAGAAAATGAATTGATAAAAGATGTAGTAGAAACAGAAATAATAAAAATGAAAGGTAATAAGAACGTATTTTAATGATAAAGAAAGTATTAGGTCCTCCTGGAACAGGTAAGACAATGACACTATTAAATGAAGTAAATAATTATTTAGTTAAAGGTGTTCCTTTAAATAAAATTGGTTATTTTGCATTTACAAGAAAAGCAGCTGCGGAAGCAAGAGATAGATTTTTAAATACACATAAAAATTATGTAAGATCTGATGTTAAATTTTTTCAAACACTTCATTCATTAGCCTTTCATACTTTAGGTATGAGTGAAGATAATGTTATGCAACCGGTTCATTATGAACAAATAGGCAAAGAATTAAGTATAAGGGTTAATTATTATTCAGAAGCAGATGATAGTGGTTATTTGAATTGTGATAATGAATACTTTAAATTAATTAACAAGGCTAGAATCAAAAATATATCTATTGAAGATGAGTTCAATACTAATGAATGGAGTAGAGAAATAGATTTTGAATTACTTAATCACATATATGTAAATTTTTTAAATTATAAAGAATCTTATAATCTTTATGACTATACAGATATGATTACTCAATTTATTAATAATAAGGATAAATGCCCATCCTTTGATGTAGTTTTTATTGATGAAGCTCAAGACTTATCTCCCATTCAATGGAAGATGTTTGATATATTAAATGATAAGTCAAAAGATATATTTATAGCGGGTGATGATGACCAGGCTATATTTGCATGGGCTGGTGCTGACGTTAATAGATTTATTGATCAACCTGCAAAGGAAGAGGTATTACAACAATCAGTACGTATACCTCAGGCTGTTCAGGAAATTTCAAATATAATATTGGATAGAATACAAGGTAATAGAAAAGAAAAAATATATTTTCCTAAAAAAGATGACAAGGGAAATGTTGTTCAAGGTAAAGTAGAGTCTATATTTAACTTTGATAATTTAGATATTTCAAATGGTAAATGGTTAATATTAACTAGAACTGTTTACAGAGCACTAGAGATATCAAAACAATTAAAAGAAAATAATCTTTATTACAAAAATACATTTGGAAAAAGTTATAATAGTAAACTTTATAAATCAATTTTAAGATGGACTTCTCTAACAGAAGGTAACGAAATATCTATTGCAGACTGCAAAGATATCTATGAATATTTAGAACAACAGTTTGATGAAAGTAAGTTTGGAAATAAATTAAACGTTACAATGGAAGACCTCGGTTTTAGTAAAGATACTAAATGGTATGATGCTTTTGTTAACGCAGATCCTAATGAAGAATTTTATATTAGAAGTATGTTATCTAACGGAGAAAAATTATCTGAAGAACCAAGAATAGAGGTATCTACCATTCATGCAGCAAAGGGTGGTGAATGTAAGAATGTTATTCTTGTATTAGATAATGCAAGAAAGATCAGAGAATCTACTGCTGAAAGTGTAGACAAACAAGATGAAGAACATAGGGTTTGGTATGTAGGAGTAACAAGGTCTATGGAAAATCTTTATTTATTTAAATCAAAAAAAGAAAGGTATGGTTATCAATTATGAGTAATGGAGTATTTTTTAAACAGGTAGGTGGAGCACATTATAAAAAATATGCAATACAACCCTCTTTATTTATTAACAAGAATAAGATACTGTTTGCTGAAGGTAATGCAATTAAATATATTTGTAGACACCAAGATAAAGGAAAAAAAGAAGATTTATTAAAGGCGATACATTATATACAAATGATTATTGAAAGAGATTATTCATGAAAGTACCAATATTTGAAGCACAAAAGGAATGGGTTGAGCCGGAAGAATTTCCTGATCTTAGATCATATGATGAAATTTCGGTCGACTTAGAAACAAGAGACCCTGATTTAAGAAAAAAAGGATCTGGTTCTGTTATAGGTAATGGAGAAGTTGTAGGTATTGCAATCGCTGTACCAGGACGATCTTTTTACTTTCCAATAGCACATGGATCAGGACCCAACATGGATCGTAAAAAAGTTTTATCTTGGTTTGCTGATACCATGGCAACTCCATCATTAAAAATATTTCATAATGCAATGTATGACGTATGTTGGATAAGGAAATTAGGTATTAAAATCAATGGTTTAATTGTAGATACTATGATTGCAGCATCTCTAGTTGATGAAAATAGATTTAGATATTCTTTAAATGAATTGTCTTGGGATTTTATTGGTCGAGGTAAAAGTGAAATTGCTTTGAATGAAGCAGCTAAATCTAGAGGCTTAGATCCTAAAGAAGATTTATGGCAACTGCCTGCTATGGAGGTTGGCGCTTACGCTGAGAAAGATGCTGAGCTTACACTAGAGCTTTGGCAAATGTTTAAGAAAGAAATTGTGCATCAAGATATTGAATCTGTATTTAATTTAGAAACAGATTTATTTCCATGTCTAGTAGATATGAGATTCAAAGGTGTAAGAGTTGATATAGAGCGAGCACACAAATTAAAACAACAACTAACAGCACAAGAGAATGAATTATTATTAAAAGTAAAACAAGCAACAGGGATAGAACCGCAGATTTGGGCTGCAAGAAGCATAGCAACAGTTTTTGATAAGCTTGGCTTAGAGTATGATAGAACTGAGAAATCATCGGCACCATCCTTTACTAAAAATTTTTTACAAGAACATACAAACCATATAGTTCAAATGATTGCTAAAGCAAGAGAAATTAATAAAGCGCATACAACTTTTATTGACACTATCATTCGATATGAACACAAAGGTCGTATTCATGCTGAGATCAATCAAATAAGATCAGATCAAGGTGGAACTGTTACGGGAAGATTTAGTTACAATAATCCAAACCTACAACAACTTCCAGCAAGGAACAAGGATCTTGGACCATTGATTAGATCATTATTTTTACCTGAAGAAGGTCATACCTGGGGTTGCTTTGACTATTCACAACAAGAACCAAGATTGGTTGTACATTATGCATCCTTACACCAATTCCCATCTGTGTATCCAGTTATAGAATCTTATAAGAATGATCCTAATACAGACTTTCATCAAATCGTTGCAGACATGGCAAACATTCCACGATCACAAGCTAAAACAATTAACCTTGGATTATTTTATGGAATGGGTAAAACAAAATTGCAGGCTGAACTTGGTGTATCAAAAGAAAAAGCTGCAGAATTATTTGATCAGTATCATGCTAAAGTTCCTTTTGTTAAACAACTTATGAACGCTGCATCTAACAGAGCACAAGAGCGTGGTCAGATTAGAACGTTACTAGGTCGCTTATGCAGGTTTCATTTATGGGAACCTAATCAATTTGGTATGCATAAAGCATTGCCTCATGAAGAAGCACTCCAGGAACATGGACCAGGGATTAAAAGAGCATACACATACAAATCTTTAAATAAATTAATACAAGGTTCTGCTGCTGATATGACAAAAAAATCTATGTTAGAGTTATATAAAGAAGGTATAGTGGCCCATATACAAATTCATGATGAATTAGATTTATCTGTTGAGTCTCCGGAACATGCTAAAAAAATTATTAATATAATGGAGAATGCAGTGCAGCTTGATATTCCAA